TGATATGCAGAGGCTTGCCGTACACGCTGCGCAGCGTGTACGGCAAGCCTCTGCATATCACCAGCGGCTATCGCTGCCCACAGCACCCTGTAGAGGCCGCCAAGGCCCAGCCTGGGATGCACGCTACCGGCTTGGCTGCGGACATCGGCGTGAGCGGATCTGAGGCCGTGGAGGTGCTGCGGCTAGCGTTCGACGCCGGGTTCAGGGGCGTCGGGGTCCAGCAGAAGGGGAACGGACGGTTCATTCACGTTGACCTGCGGGAAGTGCCCACGGTGTGGAGCTACTGAGGGCGTGAGATGCACCGTCTCTCGCGTTGAGAAACGGTGCATGTTGGCGCATTCATAGCGACGGGTAGTGTGGTGTTTGCGCGCTCTGGTTTCCAGCACGCGCGTCCAGACGCCGCAGAGTGGGCATTTCATATGCTGATTGTGTAGGGATCCTCATCTCACAGGGCACGCCCTCCAGTTCCCAGGGGCCAGTCCACGTCTGCCGCTCATGCGGCGGGTCGGTGCGGCGTCGGCAGGTTGCGCACTCTGGCAGGTCAGTGCCGAGGCAGCGGGCTACGTCGGCGGGGAGGGTCATGCTCGCGCCCTTTCGTAAACCTCGCGCAGCGCGTTACTGATTTTGACGCCAGCGGCTCGCACCTGTGCCCACGCCTTGCGTCGCTGGTCAGCGTAAATCCACCACGGGTAGAGGTGGGCTTTCATCCGGCGGATGCGGGTGCGTTGTTTCATGTCTTGCTCCTTGCGCGGATGGCAGCAGCGCAGCGCCGAGCTTCGGCCCCATTCCTGATGATTAGGTACTGCCCAGCCAGAGCAGCGTTGTCTGCGCTTGCGGATACGGCGTCGCATTCCTTGGCACACGCTTCGCGCTCCATCAACACCTCAACTTCCCGCGCCTCGGCGATCTGCGTGCCGAGGTGGTCCAGCAAATCCTCTATCGTGTCGCCGTGGCCGGTGGCGTAGCCCATGCTGCGCATCCAGAGGGCGAGTTTCTCGCGTGGTTTCAGATCCGCAATCTGTATCTCATACCCTCGCACGGACAGCTTCATCTCGTGGGACTGGTTGATCTGGTGCAGCCGCTCGTTCTCGTAATGCAGATGGCGCAGTTCGGCCGCTTCTTCCAGAAGCCCCCGCCGATCAAGTTCCTGAGCATGGCGCAGGGCTTCGGGGGGCTGCGTTATCTCCTGCCTGCGCTCCTCAAGGAGCTTGGCGGCGTCATGCCTTGACCGGAGGTTTTGCGCGACGTCCTCCTCCGTCAGTCCCCGCCACTCGCGGCGGGGTGGGCGGGTGTAAAGTGGATTCCATGCACCCGATTCAGCATTGACTGGCAGATTCTTGCGGAAGTGTGCAGTGTTCAACCACTGCCACGCCACCGGCTCCTGCACCGGCTCTGCCTGCAAGGGGGGTGGCAAATTGCCCCCTCCCTTTGGCTCATCCTGCTGCGCCAGCGCGTCGCGGAGGGCGGTGATGGCGTTCTGCTTCTTGCAAGTTGGCGCATGCGGCATGTAGCTGTTTTCATAGCAGGACGGACATCCGCCCAAGGAATCGTGAGGGCCATCGTAGTAGTTTGGTATGGTCTCCAGTGCCTCCAGCGCTTGCTGGGCGGCGGTTCGTAGGTCGGTCATGTCTTCCCCATCGCCGCGTCGATAGCGGCATCAGCGTCTTCGCCGGTGAGAAGCGTCAACACCCCGTTTTCGTCGTCGCAGTCGATCCACACCCCTGCGGCATTGCCGATGACAGGAAGGATTTCTTGCGGGTTGCGGTTGCGCAGGTAGCGGTAGCGCTCGGCGTCAGCGTGCAAACGGCGCAGTTCGGTGGCGGCATCTTCTAGGTTGTGCGACGGATCGTACTGATCGTCAAGAAAAGCAGCCAGCCGCAGTGCTTCAGGCTTGTCACTCATCCCGCCACCCCCAGCGCCACAGCCAGCGCAGCAATGGTGACCGCAGCGGCCACCCAGCACAGCACCTCAAACACCACGTCGCGCTTCGGCCGAGGCGAGTTCTCCAGCGTGCAGGCCTCGCGGTACGGGCAAGAGCGGCCCTGTTCGCACAGGCCGTCGCAGCAATTTCTGTCGGTCATTTGATCCTCCTTGCCGGCACCGCCAGCAGCCAACGGTCACCCAGCAAGCGGATCGATCTGATCCACTGCCGGGTGTTGTGTCGATCCGTGCGGCGGTCGCCGGATGCCCACAGGGTGCGTGCGCGGCGCAACATGCGGGTGTTCACTCTGCCTGCTCCTCAAAGCGCGTCACGCGGAATGTGCCGAACGGGCCACGCTTCTCCGGGCGGAAGTCGCCAATCCCAATGCTCAGGCCGGACTGCTCCAGCAGCATCTGCGCGTCTTCGACCTTCATCAGAGTATCGTCCACGCCGATGCTGAACTTCAGCCCCCAGCAGTCAAACCTGGGGCGGTGCCGCATCACGCGACCCTTGGTGGCGGGGATCGTGACCGGCCGTGAGTCCACCTCGTAATCGGTAGCGGGGCCAGAGCCGTTCATCACCGTGATGGTGGGCTCAAAGATGCGAATCGCACTGGGCACGATGAACCGCATCGACTTGCGCGACCCGGGCATTTTGTAGTTTGTGCCGGCCGCCCCCATGGCGTTGGGAATGGCGAACGCGCTGATGTAGAACGTGCCATCGGGGTGTCGGTAGGCAACCTTCTCCGCCTGCTCGCGTGGGGTGCCTCGGTTCTGCACAACGCCGCGCGCCTTGCCGCTGCTGGAGGTTTCCGCTTCCTCGCCGAAACGGTGCATCAGAAGAGGTTGAATGCCACGAATTTCAATGTTGATCAGTTTCACGTCAAATCTCCGTTGGTTAAAACACACTCACATTTGGGCGAAATTGCCCTGCCACGCCTCGCCGCGCCTCGCCACGCCAGGCCGTGCCTCGCCAAGTACCATGCCTTGCCTTGCCGGGCCTTGCCGGGCCTCGCCCAGCCATGCCACGCCTTGCCATGTACCTTGCCTTGCCAAGCCACGCCAGGCCATGCCAAGCCTCGCCGCGCCTCGCCACGCCAGGCCACGCCTTGCCCAGCCATGTACCACGATCAACGCTCGGCCTCAGCCTCGTAAGCCAACACGTCGGCCAAGCGGTAGCGGGCCTGCCCGCCGATCTTCAGCCACGTCGGGCCTTTGCCCTGGTGTCGCCAGTTTTCCAGCGTGCCCACGGCGACTTTCCACCTGGTGGCCAGTTCTTCGGTGGTCAGCAGTTCGTCTTCGTTCATACCGCACCCTCCTCGGCGTCAATGATCTCGGCGTCCACGGGCGGTGCCTGCTCGGCGCGGATCTCGTCGGCGCGGCGCTGCACTGCGGCTACCACGCGGTCGCGCTCCTTGCCCTTGGGCACGCGGCGCATGTCTGGACGCAGCAGTTCGAGGAACTCCAGCGTGCTGGCGTTTTCGATGCTTTGCACCAGTTTGTCCACGTCAATTGCGGCAGGAGGCGGGGGAGGCGCAACCTCCTCGGCGTCACCCATGTCGCGCACCGTGCGCTGCGGGGCCATGTCCTCGGCTTCCTCGGGCGTGTAGGTGCCGATGGCCACGCCGGGGTAGATGGTGCGGATGCCCTCGCTGATGCACCTGGCGCGCAGCATCTGGCGCGGATAGGACTTCCACGTCGGGTTGCGGGTCAGACCGGCGCTGACGGCCATGTCGGTCGTCCACTCAATGCGAACGCTGCCGCCCTGCGGGTGGGTAAACGTGCCGACGACCTTGCGGTCGGTGTACTCGCCCCACTCGACGCGGCCACCAGCCTGCTGGAACCGCGCCAGCATGGCGTCAGCGCGCAGCGTGGGTCGGCCGTTGATGACGTGGTAATCGCGGGCAGCGATGGCCGGGTGCATTCCTTCGGCCTGCGCGATCAGCATCAAGGCCATCGCTTGGTCTGGCGTCTTAACGCCGAACAAGCCGGACTTTGCGACGGCCAGCGCCATGCGCTCGACTTGGTCTACGGGGATCAGTGCGGTGCTCATACAATGCTTTCCGGGGCGGCGAACCGCCCCTGTGGTGATCAGTCAGTCAGGCCGGCGGGTTCGTCGGCGGGGACGGCTTCGGGCAGGCCGACGGTTTCCACCATGACGCCAGAGGCCATCAGCGAAATGATGTCGTCGTGCGTGGCGGGCGCGATCACGAATTGCGGCGTGACGTGACGCAGCACGTCGGCCACGGTGTAAGCCCGCACCAGTCGCTCGTTGCCCTCTGCGTCCATCACAGTCCACGCCTTCATCACGCGCGTGTAGGTGCGCTTCTTGTCGCTCATTGCTTTCCTTCCGCGAGACGCCGCAGCGCCTCGACTTTGCTGCCGACCTCTTTGAGGAAAGCCGAGATCCCGAACGCCAGGTCGGCGATAGCTTTCGGGTCGGCGGGGATGCGCTGGACGTACAGCTGCAGCGGCTCAGGCATACGCGGGTCGTACGACACGAAATCGCACCACTGCCGGCCGGTAATCCACATTTGGCCCTGCACCTGCGGCATGTGCTCTGTGGGCATACCGCCCAGCAGCGTCTCGATGTGGACCGCGCTGTTGTACGGGCACTTGATCTCAATCAGGCCGTCCCAGTCCACCAAGCCGTCCGGGCTGCAGCCGGCGTACAGGACGTCGTGGGCGACAAAGCCCGTCTCCTCGACCTCAGTGCCTGTGTTCTGCTCGTAGGCGGCACGCGCTGCGGGCTCCTGCTCGGTGCCCCAGAGCATGGCGGCGGTAGTGAACTTCTGGACGGGCTGGCCGGTCAGGCGCTCGACGACCAGTTCTGTCAGGTAGTCCTGTCGGGCTTGGGTGGGATCTCCTAGCAGTCCCTTTTTAGCCTGCGCCTCGGTCGGTTTCTTACGGGCCATCGCGTCCCTGAACCGGGACGCGGTGGCCTTGCCGACGCGGGCGGCGTACCAGTCGGCATCGCGCTGGGTGGCGGTTTCGAGGATCATGCGTTCTTCTCCTTCAGTGCTTGTTCGATGGAGCGGGCAAATTCTTGCGGGCCCATGCGTTTGTGATAGGTGTCGTGGATTGACTGGATCTCTTTTTCCGTCAATCCCTGCCACTCACGCGGCGGAGGGTCCACATAAAGCGGATAGACCGCAGCGCCATAACATCTTTTTGCCTTTTCGCGCGCACCTTTTTCTGTCTTGTAAAGGCATCCGCCATGAACTAGCCAAGCAATCGGTTGCTGTTCCAAATTCTTTGTGCGCCGCCTGTCGGCATCGCGCTGGGTGTCGGTTTCGAGGATCATGCCCCAACCTCCACATCGTTCGTGATGTCGTCAATCCGCATGCGCAACAGGTTGCACTGGAAATCTGCCATTGCCCACAGGCGCCCAATTTGCCCAGGCGTCGGAGTAACGGGCAGCGTCGAAACCTCGCGCAGGATCGCGTAGATTTCCATGATCTGGCTAACGGGCAGTGCGTTTTTCATCGTCTTCTCCTCAGTGAAAATCCGCCTCGTCGAGATCCTTCTCGGGCGGCTCAAAGTTGTCATAGCGTTGGGCGTCGAAAATATCCCACGCCTCGTCCTCGATGCGCTGCTCCATCGCAGCGGCAGCGCGCACACGCATCTCTGCGGCGGCGGCCAGCACCTGAGCATCGCTCCCGACGAACAGCGCCACCAGCAGGGCGCGCGTGCTGGCCTTGGGGGCGTCCAGCTTGCTGACGTCGATGCTGACGTCCGGGCCGTTGCCCAGCGCCTCGTCCAGCCATTCGGCCAAGTCGAGAGCGTGGCTGAACACGCGGGCCTGCGCCTCGTCGTAGACCTCATCGGGGAGGTCGTACGATGGCGTGCGCGGGTCTGCGGGGTGCCCGTAGTAAGGACCGTAATCGGGATCGTATGATCCGACTCGGGGTTCTTGTCGCATCTGTCTGCTCCTGTGTTGTGTGACGACGGGGAGAGTGTGCCCCACGCCGACCGACACGTCAAGCGCAGAATCGCCTATACCCGACAGAAATAGCGGGTCTTGATCCACGGCGCAGAGGCGGGGATATAGTCGCGTCCCACGCCGACGGATCGGCCACAGGAGCAGACATGGATGAGATCGACGAGAAGCTGGCGAAACTGCCGGCAGACCTGGCGCGGCGCATCAGGCCGCGCGTGACCGAAGAGGGCGACTGCCTGATTTGGACCGGCACATACAACGGCACGGGCGTGACGCCGATGCTGTGGTTGCCGAAGCCCGGCGGCGAGGGCAACAGCAGGCCGGTGCGGCGGGCGATCGCAGAGCAGCTCGGTATAAAGGGGAGGAAGAGCTACAACGCTACCAGTCGTTGCGGCGACCTGCGCTGCGTGTGCCCTGCGCATGTGCAGATGGTGTCGCTGGCAACGATCAGCATGCGAGCGATCGAGGCCACCGGCCACACGCGGAATCCGGTGCGGCAGGCGAAGGTG